CTGATTAATTGTAGCCCAGCAAGAATATCGTCCTCAGAACCATTGGAGATGAGATAAGACTTGATGTCTTGGTGGGACAGCCCACGCTCTTCCATAGCCTTCGTCTCTTCGGGCATCACATAAGTGGCCACACGGTACATGATGAGGTTTTCTAAATCCCTCATGGTATCGCGAACACGTAACTTCTTGATTGTGCGTAGTGTCATAAGATACTTGACCTTTCTTGAGAGTTTGATGTCAGTTGAAGATTCGTTACCAATGGCGCTTAAGACTTTCCTTAATGCTCCGCGACGTGAATAAGAAATCACATCTCCTTCAGTGGTCACAACGTCTAATTCAGTTGTAGACTTTCTGGACAGGGTAGGACGGCCGAGGGCTTCACTGCCATACGGAACGTCTGGTAGCTTAATGGAGCTAAACGACTCGACTGTCGAGCAACAAGCTTCAGAGAGCGCAGGGTTTCTCACCCAAGCGTCCTTAGCAAGAACTAGAAGTCGATATGCGTCAACATGGTTAACACGGTTACGTCGGTTGAGAGATGCAGTGAACAGGTAAGCCGGTCGGCATGCCCTCAGGGCCCGACCATTGTACAAGTAGTGAGCTTCGCAAGACTCTTTAAATAGAGAATGCGGTGGGTAACTCTTGGCACGCGAGACCTTCATTCCGACATCTTCAAGTCGGGCGATCGTACGGTCATAAACGGCGGTTTGAATATCGTCGCCATAGATCCTTACGTATTCGTGCCCATAACCCTCTTCATCACACGTAGCCATTGCTATCGAGTAACAAAAGAGCGACAACAGGGGGAAAGTAATTGCCTCACCCATTACAGGAGCAGCGCATGGGATCTTACCCGTGGGGAGTTCTAACTCCCTAGTCCGCAACTCATATGCCGCATCAAACCATGGAACGCCATGACCGAGCCAATACAGGAGGTACCAATACATCAAATCGGAAGCGGTCGATAAATCGATCGTACCTATAGATGTCCAGTTTCTCCGCATGTTCTCCTTCATTTCGTCCTGATCCGTGAGGGGCATCTGAAGGTTCAGACAGTCACGATAGAACATACGCTGAAGAGTAATTTGTTCAGCCATCCTAACCGCATGCATCACCCCAACGCCTCGTAAGGCTTTATTAGATTTGGGTTGTGCAGAACAACGCATGGTACCATTTGGCTCTCCAAGTGGAGTTCCACCGTACTTCCAAGTACGTCGGGACCTGGTGCTCGAGAATGGGGCGCGCCGAAGGTGTTTAAACACACCCATCGTTACGTCTCTTGAAGCCTCACCTACAATGGTGGGGAATGAGCTATACCAATCCGGTGCAGTTACTGCCTCATGCCGGTCAAGGTTTTTGCCTGGACCCGTGCCAAACTCAAGTTTGGACATATCGCAGCGCTCTAGCACAGAACGGAAGTGCGTCCTGACTCGTCGCATAAAACGATTAAAGTCGGGATCTTGTTTAACCCGCTCTACCAAACGAGCGGCAACTTGTGGAGCATCCGCGAACCTCTCTTCCAACCCTGACCAGAGTTGGGATTCTAATAGAGGACGTTTGCTAGGCTGAGGATCTGTGCGCTTAAGTGCGTCACAGAACATAAGTAAGTCGGCGCACGTTGACATACAATAGTCAACTAACACTTTCCCCTCATCGTCAAACACCTTACGTAGGGCACCCCCAAGAAAACGGGGCAGTACCGAACCATGGATCCTTGCGAACACTTTATTTGTGTGTTCCGAGAGTCTGAAGTGCTTAGACGAGAGCGCAAGACGGATGTCGGCAGCCAATGATGTCAAATCATTGATAAAGCCATCTCCTTTTGCGTCGAGGGACGCTCGTGCTCGTGCTAAATCAAAGGGGCTCAATAAGCCCTGACGGTGAAGCTCGGTCGCGTACCGGTTAAAAGTTAAAGCGTCAACTTTCATCCTCTGCCACCTATATTGGTCATTGGGTTCGGCACCACCGATTCTATCTGGTGGGAGATTGTCCATAGTGGCTGACTTAAACATCGGCATTTGGACCTCCTTCGCAGTGTAGAGTGTGGC